TCAACTGTGACCTCATAACCGGCCCGATAGCGCGCCTCAGTCCCGCCGCCCTGAAGGTCAACAGCTTCGTCGCAATCGTTCAGAGCCGCAAACCAATTTGACGCGGGCAAGTCCGCAGCATCCGCGCCAATGCCCCAGACGCTGCCGTCTGGCAAAGTGATCCCCCGAATAATGTTGTAAATCATTTGCTGAGGGTTGAGCGTCTGCTCCCATGTGCTTTCGTCAGCCCATGTATGCGAGCCAGTCCCGCCGAGATCGGTATCCTCGCGCGGGTCATAAAGCGCGACGCCCTCAGTCTCGAATTTGACCTGTGGAAAGCCCTGAAACACCTCCCTGTGATATGAAAATGTTATGACTACATGTGGAACACCAGTCAGCACCATGTCGGACAACCAAGGCCGTTCTGGGTAGCTTGCAAAATCAGACACCAATTCTGCATCTGCGGCTGTTTGAGTGCCGTCATAATATTTCTGAAACGTGCGCGCGCCGCCGTCGACTATAAGGTGGGCGTCGGTCGCAAGGTTGCCGTAGCCTTCATAAAGCGCCCCGTCAAAAGTCGCCTCCACCCCGTCAATCCACGTTTTGCGCAATGCCCCCTGCGGCTTGTCGCCAAGGTCAATGACGTAGTGCAACCACTGGTTCGGATCGCCGTTGCTGTCTTGTGACATGGGCGGCGCAACGTGAGTGCCCGCCGTGGCATAGACCCCAAGGATAAAGGATTGCGGATTGACGCCGCCCGTCTGCGTAACACTGGTTTTGATGCCGCTCGCGGATGTCTTTGGCTTTTTGACAAAAAGGCTTTGCAGGCGGGACAGGATCAAGCCCCCGGCCAGCCGCAGCAGAATCGAGCCAAGTCCACCCGCCGCCAATGTGCCAGAAACCCAAGAGCCCACCGCAGCAATGGCTGGGGCGAGCGGGCCAGCCTCCGCAGGTGCAGCAAGCGCAACCGTCAGCCAAAAGGCGAGCGCAAAAAACTTCATACTTTGAAAGCCCGTTCTGCTTTTGTAAGATCCACGAAACCCATCCCCGAGGGCCGCAAGACGTACACTTTGCCGCCCTGCACGATGCCAAGGGCCGCGTGTCCCTCGTCATCCGTTAGCGCCACCACGTCGCCTGCCCGCGCCTTGGCCGGGGCAATCTCGGGCAAGAATGACGCGGCCAGTTCGTCCAGCCCGGCAAAGCCCTTGCCCGCCAGCTTCGCACGCCCCTCGGAAAGCGTCCGATAGCCGCGAAAACCGCGCGCGAAATCCACGCCTGTCATTGCCTCGACGGCACCAGCGGCGAATAGTGCGCAGTCATGCCGCCCTGGGCGCAGCGGCAGGCGCGCGACGGATTCCACATAACTTGCAAGCTGGCTGCGCCAGTTCGGATCACGTTTGATCTGCATAGATTTATCCCGCTGTATCGCCGCCAGAGGAATTGGTCTGCTGGCCGCTTGGTGCCGAGTTGGCGCGCTCTTCGCCCCACCAAACTGGAACTGACCCCGAAACTGTGCCATACCGCCGTCCCCGATCACCGTCTCGCGTCTTTTGCGCTGCGTCTGACTTTTTCAGCGTCAGCTTGCGAGTGCCCGCGCGAACCGATGACACCAGCGACATCCTGCACGTGACCACCGAGTTATTCGGGTCGCCGCTTTCGCTGATCGGCGCGCTATCCACCCACCCCTTAAACGCCCGCGCCGTGCCAACCAGAGTGTTGTCCAGAGGATCGAACACCGCCAAGTAAAGATCCGCAGGTGCGAGGCGCGGATCATGCGTCCGCAACATCTGCGCGACTTCTCCCGCGACTGGGCCAATCGGGATGTTTTGCGTTTGGATATTCAACCCGGCTTCATAGATGATCGGATCTGGCATGAAAACGCCGCCAGCGCCGAAATACGAGCGCGTGACACCGCCAACCGTGAATGTCTGGTCATCGTCGCCCGTCCAGAACCCGCTCGGCTGGCTGGCCCCGGTCGTGCGGTTCTTCGCATTCACCCACAGGAGCCAGTGGGCAATGTGCCCCCGGCGTTCAGCCAAGAATGACGTAATTTCGCTTGCCAGGATCATCTTAGCGTCTGCTGAAAAGAGAAGGAAAAGCCAGACGTCATGCCGGGATTGCGCACGCCAGCCTGATAAGATCCGGGAACAAGCACCGCCTTGCAATATGGCTGCACCAGCGTCACAGCCGCATCGACGGCAGCGCCGGGGCGAATGAAGGGCGTTACTTCAAACAACGGCGTAAGGCCCGCGCCGTCTGCCGTCACGCTGCTGGTTACGATCTGGTGCAGGGCGTGCCGCGTCGGGCTGCCGTAGGTGAAACTCAGCATATCCCCGCGCGTCAGCACATAGCCCGCTGGCAAGCCGTCGATCGTCAGCCGCTTGTTGTCTGCATCGAGCGAGGCAATCGCCGGAGTTGACGCGCCAAGCGTTGTCCCGTCTGGGTCCGCAGCCGGGTATCCCGCCGTGGTGTCCGTGACGAAGAATGACCGCCCGCCCTGCCGTAGCGTATGGGCAAGCGCCTCGACCTGTCGCATAGGCACATGGTAATTCGGCGGGACCGAAACGCTGCCAGACCAAAGGCGCGGCCCGTTGTCCACCGTGATGATCTCACCGCCGCCTGTCTGACTGCTCAACAGGCTTTCGCCCAAGTCAAAGGGCATAGTCGATATTTTCAACCCGGCGAAGAAATCGACCAAGGGAAGCGGAAACGTCAGAGCATCGGCCATTATCGTCTCCTTGGGTCAAAGTTTATTGCGCTTACTCGCGCGGGCAGGCCTTGATCGTAATGACTCAGGCCCATGCTTACCCCTTGCGCGACCATCTCTTGAATTTCAGAATTTCCACGAGCGCCGCTCACATTGATTTCGATGTTTGCGCTTGATGCGCCGCCGGTCATGTTTTTTGAAAGCTGGTGCGGGATGACCTGCGACCCGTTTGGCAGGTTGACGATTTCCCCGCCGCGCTCGTTGATGCGCGCGAGGCCCCCGGCGAAGTTTGGTGTTCCGTTCGCGAAGCCCAGAATTCCCTTGAACAACCCGCCAAGGAAGCCGCCGCCACCACCACCGCCACCACCGCCAAGGAAGCCGCCTGTCTTGTTCGCCGGAAATAGATTGTCGAACAACCGAGACGCGGCCATTTCCAGCAGCTTTGCAACCAGACCCTTAAGCACTTCGCCAAACGACTTGCCCCGCGCCACAAGATCGACAAAAGCATCCTTGAGCGTGTCGCGCATTTCCTTTGCGCGCTCTTGAACAGCCGAGATTTTTTCCTTTAGGCTGTCCATCGCCGAACCGCCACGACCGCTTGCGCCTGCGTCTTCTAGGGCGTCCGTAAAGGCGTTTGTGGTGTCAACGGCGTCGTCTGTTGTTTCGGTATTGTCAGCCACCGCCACGCGCAATCTAGCGGCGGCGTCTCTTGCTGCGTCAAATCCCTCGGTTGCAAGGCTTGCGGCCTGCGCTGTCAAGCGTGCCGCCGAGTTGGTTGCGGCTTGCGCTAGCGCATTGAATTCAGACATGCCCTCCAACGCCTCGCCGGAAGACCGCAGCAAAGACTCGCCAAACGAACTTAACCCCGGCACGTTCGCGAGATCCGCGCCAAGATTGCCAAGAAACCGCGACCACCTCAAAGTGATGCCTTCGAGCATGGAATAAAAAGCAGCCGTCACAGTCTGCCAAACGGCCCCAAGCGCCGGGGCGATTGCTTTTGCACTTGTTTTGATGCCCTGCCAAACTCCGGCAGCGACCTCGCCAAGCAATTCAAGCGCGTTCCCCCAACCACCCGTTGCAGTAACAAGCCGCGAAAATCTGAGTATCAATTCGCCTGCCCCGATAATCAGCGCGCCGATGCCGGTGCGAATAAGAGCGACCCGCAACGCCGCCAGTGACACCGTAAGACCAGCAACAGCCCCAACCGCAGCAACCCCCACCGAAACAGCGAACCGGCCCGCCATGAAAGCAGCGAAGGCTGTCACATAGGCAGTCATGCGCCCGATGTTATCCCCGAGACCGTCCAGCACGATGCGAAGCGCGCCGCCCTCTTGCATCGCCGCTGTAAACGCTGCCGCGATCGCCTGCATGGCCGGGGCAAGGGCAACCGCCAATCGGTTCGAAAGCGCCTCTGTCGTCAGGGCAATCCGTGACCATGCGTCATTCGCCGCCTCAACCTTCGCCGCGTCCACTTCGTTTAGAGACAGGCCAAGCCGCTTGACCTCATCACCAGCCGCCCGGATTGCGTCACCGCCCTGCATGACAAGCAAGGCCATTTCCTTGTTCCGGATGCCAAACTCACCCAACAGGCCAGCCGTTTGCTGCGCGTTTAGGCCAAGCGCCTTTGCCTTGTCGGCAATCGCTGCAAGCCTGTCGTCCGCATCCATACCCATAAGGTCTTTGGCGCTTAACCCGATCCGCTTTAGAGCGTCCGCAGATGCGCCGCCCTTGGTTGTGGCCTCGTCCAGACGCCGACCGAGTAGCTGCATAGACGAAAGCAGAGACCCGCTATCAACCCCAGCGTCACCCGCCGCAATCTGCAACGCCCGCAGCCCGTCAATCGTGCCGTCGATAGAGCGTGCGGCCTTGGCTTGGCTGTCCACGAATGACAGGCCGGACTTAGCCATTGCCGCCAGCGCAACGCCCATTGCCGCCGCCGCCGCCGCCGCTGCGACCTTAGCCTGAGACGCAAACCGCTGCATTCCGGTCTGGCTGCGCTTTAGCCCGTTTTGGAATTGCGCACTGTCAAGGCCAAGGTTGACCCGAAGTGCGCCGATCACAGATGATGCCATTAATGGACCCCGTTAATTCTTGCGTCCCATTGCCGCGCGATTGCCCACATTTCAGCCGCGCTTTTCTTTTTTGACTGACCAATAGGCTTGGTCAGGTCGTCCAGCTTGGGAAACTTTTTGTGATCGGTGCGTGAAAGGACTGCCGTGGTATAAGCCAACCAAGCCCGGTCTTTTTGCTCTCGCTGGATGCGCCCACCTGCTCCTTTCATGTGCGCGAAGTATTCGCGTAACGTCAGGCTCCAGAATGCATCCGGCGAAAGGCCCGCAGCAACGTAATCGGCCAGCAAGTCTAACCAGCGGATGTTGTCTTGCTGGCCTTCGTCTTTCCCGCTTCACCGTCCGGATCTGGAAAGGCCGCTTGGAATGCCTCGCCAATCAGGTCCATTGTTTCGGTCAAGCCGCGCTCGTTTGCGATCTCGCCAACGCGCCGAAGCGTTTCCTTGTCGCAGAACTCAAAACCCGGATTGTGATCCGTAAACGCCCCCCACAATAGCTTTCGAATGTCGCTGATCTTTGGCAGGCCGCCCGTATTCAGCAACTCGGCCACTTCCATGAATGGCTTGCCAAAAGCGTCTTCAAGTTCGCACATCGCATTCATCGAAAAAGACAGGCGGTATGTTTCGCCGCCCGTCTCAAGGGTCACGTGCCCGCGTTCTTTGTTTGCCATGTTATGCTGCCGTATAGCTGCCGGTCAGCTTGAAAGTCACATCGGCAGTCATGCGGTCATTGACTGGCGCTGTGGGCGTGTAACCCGTCAAAAATGCCGCAAATGTCCATGTGGTGTCGCCACTGTCAGGAAAGGCAATGCGAAAGTTGTTCGACACGCCAGTATTGCGAAGCGCCTGCAAAGCGGTATCGTCGCCAGCCCCAGGAATAAAGTTGATAGAAAACGACACCTCGCCCGGATCGGTCAGGCCCGCAATAAATTCCTTGGTGCGGCTGGGCGAAGTCATATGCGTGACCTCGATCACGTCCACCGCATCAGAAGGTGGCGAAACGTCCAGCACTTCTGCAAGTGCTGTGAAGACCTCCGGGTCTGCCCCGTCGCCAATTGCGAACGTGGTGCCGAAACCAAGAATAGCTGTAGATGCGGCCATAGTCGGCCCTCCTTACTCTGTGAAGTGGATTAGATAGTCCATTGCAACGCCGAATAGCTTGTCGGCGTCGTTGCTGCCTGCGGATCTCAGGTCCCGCTCGCCTCCGGTAAAAACCGCTTGGAAATTGCCGCCGCTATACCCGCTCAAGAGAGCATCAACAGCGCGCGAAACCGTTTTCGCCGATGCGTATGTTTTGCCGTAGCAGTCCGCCTGAACTCGGTATTCTGCCGGGTTTGACGCGCCGGTCATGTGGTAATCACGCGGGCGAGAAATGACGGTCAACAGAATGTCAGGCACCGCCGTCCCTTGTATGCGCTCACCCCAAGCAATCCGCGATGAGACAAGCGCCGAAACCCCGCTGTTAGCGAGTAAGAGCGCGCGCAGTTCTTCTTCCATCAACCCGCCCTTGCAGCCTTGCGCGCGGCCCGCGCCGCCGCCTTGTCAATCTCTGCCCACAGTTCGGCTTTTAGATCGTTCATCAGCTTGTCTTTGCCGCCGTCCCATGCTGGACGCATAAACGGCTGCGCTTTGGTGCCGGGGTGCATCGTTCCTGCGAATTGCCCGCCGTTTACGTGTGGCGCGGTGCCAAACTCGACCAAGTGACCATGACGGCCACCCGCGCCGAGATCATACGAAGGCCCCACAAAAATTTCAGCCGCGAACTTGTCACCCGTCGCGCGGGCTTGGCGTTTATGCCTTGCCGCCTGCCGCCGATCCAGCTTTGTCGATGCCGTGATTGACTTCATCAAGTCGCCATCATCACGCGCCGCGCCTGTTTTCATGGCCTCTACAAGCGGCTCTGACACCTTGAACAAAGCCCGTCGCAGAACCCCGCGCCCCGCCGCCTTGGTCAAGCCTTCCATCGCCTGCTCTATTTC